AGGGGTCATAAAGTAAAACAGCATGATGAAGGTCCTGCTTTAGTTATCAAAAGAAAGGTACATGGTCCTAATGGAATAACCAGACCTGCACCTAGACTTTTAGATAAGGACAAGCAAGAAATAAATGTTGCTGTTGGTAATGGCTCTAAGGTTAGAGTTCAATACAATGAGTATAGTGGTGAGGGTAAATATGGTCCTTATATAGGACTTGACTTACAGGCTGTACAAGTTGTAGACCTTGTTGAATATAAGAATGCTGATGGTGCTGAACTATTAGCTGATGGCGAGGAGTTCTAATGACTGAACAAGAACAAAAACCTTACATTACCATTGATGATGTTAATGTTTATGTTGAGGATTTACCCGAAGAGGGTCAACAAATCTTTGGCAGATTGCAAAGGCTAAATCAAAAGAAAGCTGCACAGACTTTAGACCTTGAAGAAACTCAAGGTGCTATTAATTATTTCTCTACTAAAATTGTAGAGGTAGTTAATGCTGATAAGTCTGGTGTTAAGGTAGAGGAATCTGAAACAAAAGAAGTACCATCAGATACTGAAACACAAGACAGTTAATAACAATTTTAGCTAGGCTAGGTTTTTTTGGACCTCTATATTTATCCCTAGTCTAGCTATCTTATGGAGATAGAATTGAATCAAGACAAAAGTAAATTCGTAAAGCATAGGCAACCTTGTCCTAAGTGCGGTGGCTCTGACCCCGTATCAATTAACGCAGACAACTCGGCTTATTGCTTTAGTTGTTCAACATTTTTTACCGATTATGAAACTGCAAGTGAGGGCAGAATAGTGGAAACAACACAGAAACCAACTAATACATTTTTAGAATCCTATACTGGAATCTATGGCGAACTTACAGACAGAGGCATTTCTGAACAGACAGCTAAAAAGTTTGGAGTTCGTGTTATCAAAAATAGAAATGGAGATATAACGCAACATATATATCCATACTTTAATGGCAATGAAGTAGCTATAACTAAAACAAGATTTGTTGCAGATAAGAACTTTGCGACCAAAGGTACATTTGAAGGTACTGGATTATTTGGCGAACAGTTATACAGAAATACTGGCGGTAAATACTTAACTATTACTGAGGGCGAGTGTGATGCTATGGCAGTAGACGAACTCTTTCAGGGTAAGTGGGCAGTCGTATCTCTTAAACGAGGTGCTGCGGGTGCAGTAAAAGATATTAGAGAAAGCATAGAGTTTGTTGAAAGCTTTGATAATGTCGTGCTTTGTTTTGATAATGACAAGGCAGGTAGAGAAGCTTCACGAAATGTTGCTCGTATCTTAAAACCCGGAAAGGTAAAGATAATGACATTACCTAATGGCTACAAAGATGCCAATGACATGCTCAAACAAAAAGAATTTCAAGGCTTTACTAAAGCTTGGTGGGAAGCTAAGACTTATACACCATCAGGTATCATGGAATTGTCTAGTCAAAAAGATAACTGGCTTAATAGAGAAGTAAAAGAAAGTATTGCTTATCCTTGGGAAGGTCTTAATAAAAAATTATATGGATTAAGACGAGGCGAGTTAGTAACTCTGACTGGTGGAACTGGACTCGGTAAGTCTTCCGTAACTAGAGAGCTTGAGCATTGGCTAATTAAAACTACTAAAGATAATGTAGGTATTATTGCTCTTGAAGAAAACTGGCTTAGAACTGCAGATGGTTTAATATCCATTGAAGCAAACGATAGATTGTATCTCAATGAGAAACGAGATAGTTATTCCGAAGAAGATTTAAATGCTTTGTTCGATAAGGTAATACAGAAGAACAGAGTATTCATTCATTCACATTTGGGTGCGACAGACATTGATGAGATATTTGCGAAACTACGATACATGATTGTAGGTTGCGAGTGTAAATGGGTCGTGGTTGACCACTTGCATATGCTTGTCAATGTCTTAACCGAAGGCGATGAACGAAGAGGTATTGATAACTTAATGAATAGACTGCGTAGTTTAGTTGAAGAAACGAATGTCGGCTTGATTCTAGTATCGCATTTAAGACGAGCTACAGGCGACAGAGGGCACGAAAAAGGTGTGACTGTATCATTGAGTCATCTTAAAGGTTCACAAGGCATAGCACAGCTTTCTGATTGTGTTATTGCTTTAGAAAGAAATCAACAAGCTACTGACCCTAAAGAAGCTAATACTACTAAGGTTAGAGTATTGAAGTCTAGATATACTGGAGATACTGGATTAGCTTGTGCCTTGCAGTATAATCCTGAAACTGGTAGATTATTTGAGGTACATGCGGAGGACACATTTGACAATGAAGAAATTGGTTTTTGATATTGAGGCAGATGGATTAAATCCTACTAAGATTTGGTGTATTGTTGCTAAAGATTTAGATGAAGGTACTTGCCGTACTTTTAATCCTAATCAGTTACTTGACGGGGTTGAGTATTTACAAAGTGCTGATGTTTTGATTGGACATAATATTATTGGCTATGACATTCCTGCAATAGAAAAAATACTTGATGTTAAATTAAATGCTAAAGTCGTTGATACTTTAGTTCTGTCTAGATTATTCCAACCAGTTAGAGAAAACGGACACAGCTTAAAAACTTGGGGGTACAGAATTAACTTCCATAAACAAGAGCAACCTGATGACTTTGATAGTTATACACCGCAGATGCTTGAGTATTGTGAACAAGATGTACTACTTAATGAAAAAGTTTATCATGCTTTACTCAAAGAAGGAGTGGGGTTTAGTCAGGAAAGTATTGAATTAGAAACTCAAGTTGCTGAAATAATGAATCAACAAGAAAAGACTGGGTTTCTATTTGATTTAGAAAAAGCCACTATGCTTTTAGCACAGTTAAAATCTAGAATGGTAGAAGTAGAAGATGAAGTACAACGCACATTTAAACCTAAATGGGTAGATGATAAACTTGTTACCCCTTACATAAAAAAAGACGGCACGTTATCTAAACGTGGCATGACCGATGAAGAATATGAAAAGTGTTTGTCCACTAAAAACTATGACCCATTCATGCGAAGAAAATTACAAGAGTTTAATCTTGGTAGTCGCAAACAGATTGGTGAATATTTAGTAGACTTTGGGTGGAAGCCTGAAAGATTTACACCTACGGGTCAACCTATAGTTGATGAAGGTACACTTAAAAAGATAGAACACATCCAAGAAG